CGCCAGCGCCACCGTGGCGGCCCGCGCGAAGCCGGCCACGCGCGCGCCCGCCGCGCGCAGGTTCTCGCCGGCGGCGAGCAGCTTCTCGTTGCGCTTCAGCGCCGCGAACTGGGCCGACACGCGGCGCATGCCGGCGGGCAGCGCGCCCAGCCGCGCGGTGACGCCCTTGACCGTGGCGGTGGCACGGTCGACGGCCTCAAGGACGAATTGCAGGCGCAGGTTGCTCATCGTTCACCGCTGCGGATCTTCTCGATGCGGGCTGCCTGCGCGTGCCAGGCGCACAGTTCGGCGTAGTCCATCTCCAGCAGCAGGTCCAGCGGCTGGTGCAGCACCGCCGCGGTCTCCGCCGCTACCGCGCGCCAGTCGGCAGGGAGCCCCCGAGAAAACCCGCCACGATCTCCCCGGCCGCGGTCACGTCCTCGGCGTCCAGCTGGTCCACCGTGCTGGGCGGCAGCTCAGCGCTGGCCGACAGCAGCGCCAGCGTCATGCTCCCGCCGCCGGCGGCCTTGTCCAGCACGCGCATGTCGCGGCCCTTCAGGCGGCGCAGCCGCAGCTCGGCGATGGTCTCGGTGAGGTTGCCCTTGGCGTCGCGCACCTCCAGCGGGTGCTTCAGCGGGTACACCACGGGCGAGGTCACGACACGATCTCCTCTTCGGCCGGCTGCCCGCTGAACTTGCAGGGCACCTTGCCGCCCTCGCCGGCGTTGACCTCCATCGTCTCGGTGCAGAAAGCGTCGCGAATCACGTAGCGCTGGCCGGTGTCGGCCTCGTAGGTGATGGTCGCGTCGCGCACGGCCTGCAGTGCCGCCAGGCTGAAGCCGGGCACCAGGCTGATCTCGCACTCCAGCAGCGCGGGCTCGATGCTCTCGGCGAAGCCGTGCACGCTGCTGGCGCCCACCACCGGATCGCGCTTGGTGCCGCCCAGCTTGAGCTTGGCGCCGGGCAGCGTGCGCAGCAGCCCGAAGCCGGTGACCTTGATGTAGGCGATGCCGTGCGTCATGCTCATGTCGTCAGTCCTTCGTGGTGTCGTCCACCATCAGGAACTGCCCGTCGTCCACTTCGACGGACACGCTCTGCTGCGGCTGGACCAGATGCTTGGCCTCCCTGGCGTCCAGGTCGCCCACGGTGACCACCGTCACCGACAGCACGGCCTGGCTGTCCTCGGGCTCGTCGTTGCGGATCGTGACGTGCACGCCCATAGGTGTCCTTTCGCTGCGGCGAAACGCGCTACAGGCGGAACTGCACCTGCGCCGCGAACACGCGGAACTGGTTGATCACGTCCGGCGGGATGATCGCGTCCACCCGGTTGGGGTCGGTGGAGCTGCGCTGCACGATCAGGTCGCGCTTGAACTGCTCCATGCCCTCGGCCAGGCCGGCTTCCTCCCATTGGCGGAAAAGCACGATCAGCTCGCTGCGGATGTCGGCCGGCGTCACCACCGCCTGGCCCGGCGCGAAGCGCGTGCCGTTGTCGGCCAGCTTGTGGCGCGGGTAGCGCTGCGAGATGCGCGCGCGCACCGTCAGGCGCAGGTAGGCCAGCGTGCGCATGGTCTCCACGTCCAGGTAGCTGATGTCCGCCACGTTGAAGGCGTTGACCTGGTATGTGGTGATCAGCCGCTCGATCAGCACGCGCCCGCCGGCGTCGACGACGGTCGTGCTCACCCCGTCCTGCAGCAGCAGGTTGCGCTCGTCGCGCGTGTGCCGGTCCGCGATCGCGGGCGGCAGGATGCCCGGCAGGGGCAGCGTCTGCCGCGGCCGCGCGGGGTCGGGCTCGAAGGCGTCCACCGCGCCGGCCACGGCCGCCCACACATAGGCCGGCGTCGGGCTCTTGCCCGCGCCCATGATGGTCACGTGCGGGCTGTTGCGGCTGTTGCCCAGCGTGATCAGGCTCGCGTGCGTGCCGCTGGCCGCCGTGTAGGCGTGCCCCTCGGTCTGCAGCATGGGGCCCCAGCGGTTGGCCAGCATGGCCTCCAGCGCGTTGAGGTTGCTCGCGTCCGTGTAGGGCGAGATCACGGTGTGGTACTGCTCGTCGCCGACGGCGGTGATGGCGGCCTGGATGTCCGGGTTGAGCGTGCCGCCGGTGGGCTGCACCACGGCCACCGTCAGGCCCTTGGGCGTGCGCTCGCCCTGGTAGTAGTTCGTGCGCACGTCGATGCCGTTGCCCACCAGGCCCTTGTGGCGCGCGGTCAGCGTCACCACGCCGTCGGTGGCCGAGGCGGTGACAGGCAGCCCGGTGTCGGCGTTCACGGCCGCGGCCAGCGCGGTGCCCAGCGCCGTGGCGGTGGCGCCGCTGTCCACCGCGATGCGCACCGGCGCGCCGCCGATGTACAGGTGCAGCGTGCCGTTCTCTGTGGGCGCGCCGCCCAGCGTGACGGTGCCCGCGGCGGCCACGCCGGCGCCGTTGTCGTCCAGCGCCACGGCCCAGCACTCGGTGTAGGTGTTGGCGTCCTTGAGCGCCACCAGCATGGCCCACAGCATGCTGCCGCGGCCGAAGAAGTCCTCGGCCTGCGCGGCGGAGAGCACGCGCACCGGCACGCCCGCGGCCACCGTGCCCGTGGTGCGGCGCTGGCCGATGACAAGGATGCGGTGCGCCACGGCAGGCAGCCCCTGCACCGCGCGCGAGTTGTCGAACTCGATGTACTGCCCGGGCGTGCGGATGTTCAGCGGGATCAGGTTGAAGGACAGGCTCATGGTGGCTCCTGAGTCAAGGCAGCGGCGGGATCGGCTGCGGCCCGCCTTCGGTGATGAACTTCTTCTGCAGCGGCGTGGAGCTCACGTCGCCGGCGGCGATGCGGCGCAGCCAGTACCCCAGGTGCGGGTCGCGCACGTCGTCCAGGTTGACCGTGCCGCCGGTGATGGGCAGCGGCTGGCGCGCGCGCGGGTTCAGCACGCGCAGGCCCTTGGCGGGGCGCAGCACCGTCAGGCGCGGGGTGGGCGTGGACATGCTCAGAAGCCCCCGGGCTGGGCCACCGCGCGCACCAGCTTCATCAGGCCGCACTGCAGGTCGCTGCGGGCCATCGCCATCCAGCGCGGCGCCTCGGCGGCCTGCAGCCGCCTGGCCTCGTGCTCGGTGCCGTCCTTCGCGTCCAGCTCGGCCGCGGCGCGCTGCGCGTCCAGGTGCGCCTGCACGCGGGCCAGCAGCGTGGCGGTGACGGCGCCGTGCGCCTTGATGTCGTTGATCAGCTCGGCCTCGGTGCTGCTGAGCTGGCGGTAGCCGCTGATGGCGGGCTGTTCAAAGATCTTCATGGCGGCTTGGAAGGTGGCGGGGGAACGAAGCGGTCAGCAGTCGGTCACGGCTCTCGCGGCCGGCTTGTCTTCGTACCGCATGCCGGGAGCCGGGGTCACGAAGTCGCCGGTCTCCTTGATCGTCAGCGTCTGCTCGCCGTGGATGTTCAAGGTGACCCAGCGGCCGGGCGGCAGCACCGCGCGGCCGTTGGGCGTCTCGATGCTCACTTCCTCCTTGTTGCCCTGCGTGGCAATCATCACCGTCGTCGTCATGTGCGCCTCTGTCTGGTGGGGGTTGGTTTTCAGCTCTGCGGCAGCGCGACCTGGTCGCGGGCGTCCGGCGCCCCGCCGCTGTCGTCGCCGTCCAGCCAGTCGGCGTGCCGCTGGGGCGTGTGCGGCGGGGTGTCCCACGCCGCGGCGAAGGTCTCGAACGGGGTCAGCGTGCCGTCCACCGGCAGGTCCAGCGTCATCGGGATGCCGAACGTCAGCGCGTAGACGGCCAGGCCCTGGCGGTCCACGGTGCCGGAGTAGACGTTCTGCAGGTCCACCAGCTGCAGCGTGCCCACGCCCGCCACCACCAGGCCGTGCAGGTGTGGCGCCAGAAGGCCCAGCAGCTCGTAGGCGCCGACCTGGCGGCTGTCGCCGCGGCGGCGCGCGGCCTCGCCGCTGGCGTGGCCGGTGACGGTGTAGACCACCCAGCGGCCGTCGATGGCGGCCGTTACGCCGCCGGCCGCCACGTTGCGCGGCCCGCCGGCGAAGGCCACGAAGCAGCCCGGCACGGCCCGCAGCAGCCGCTTGAGCATCTCGTCGTCCCACTCGCCGGGCAGGCTTTCCACGTCGCGCACGTGCGTGCCCAGCACGGCCCTGGCTGCAGCGATGATGGCGTCTTCGACCTGCAGGATGCTCACGGCGGCGGCACCTGGTCAGTGGCCGTAGTCGGCCAGCTTGTCGCGGCTGAACACGCGGCCGGAGTTCACG